CCCAACATATAGTAGTGGTGCTCGGCAATCAAATCGTCCAGTAATTTGCCAGAGAGTTTATGCTTTGCAGGCCAGGGACAAAGGACTTCGCAGAAGCCCTCAACTAAGGAGTGCCACTCCTGGTAGCAATCGAGGAAGGCTGAGAGTCTGATTCCTTTCAACACTAGCCCTGCTCCTTACCTTCACTTCGTTCAAGGACATGCTTTTCTTTGATGTGCTGCACCGTCCTATCGCCAAACCACCACAGAATACAGCCGCTGGCCAGGGTCAGAAACCACTGAGGGGCGGCAATTCCATCGATGACGACCTGGGCGATGACGGCGGCGAAGATGATGGTAACGGCGGGCCTGGTGGCAGCCCGGAAAAAGTTGGTGAAAACCTCCACCAGATTAGGGTTGCTCGGATTCTTTGAGTTGTTTGAGTTTATTGAGTTTGTTGGGTTCTGCATTTCTTCTCCTTATCCTTCGAGATTGCTTCGCTTCGCTCGCAATGACAAAAAGGGAACCGCTGGCAATGATAAAAAGGGAACTGCTCGCAATGCCAGTGAAAAGGCGCTCAGAGGCTCAAGAAAGCCCCTGTTTTCGTTTTTACGGCTCTCTTTCTATACTCATAACTACCCTCCTAACCCCCTCTTATCTTAAGAGAGGGATTTTGCTGCTACGGGGTGAATACTGCGATGACGACGGCATCTTTGGGATTTCCCTGCGGGATGGCCACAATCACATGACGACCTATCACCATGGCACTAGAAGAGATACCGCGAGAAACATTGATATCATCGAAATAAGCCGTCAGGGAACCTGCGAGCTGGACTCCAGCCTTATAAGTGCCACTGTCGAAGTTTTTGAGAATGCCGCCTTCAATCATATATTCACCCTCACCTTAGTCCTCTCCCATCGAGGGAGAGGAGATTGCTTCGCTTGGCTGGCAATGACAAAACGGAGGCATGGCTATTCATCGATGCAGAGCCGCCTCCGGATTACCCGGTTGCCGTGGGAGACGGCTTTGAGCTTCCGATCATAGCTGTCGAGGCGCTCCTTACCCCAGGATCTGTAATTGATGGTGGCATGCCTACCAGCAATACTGGCAAGATCAACTGTGTAGGCCGAAGCAGACATAGCTAGATAGTTTGTAGCGCCGAGGACTATAATCTCGTCATGCTGGGTGGGAATGGTAGAAGACTCTGCGGTTAGAGTGTGTTTTTTAGTCCACCTTACCCTGGCGTCTTCTCCGTCACCCGCGTCCCCTATGTACAGGTGGCCAGCCCAGTACTCGGTGCGCTGATAATACTTGGGGTTCAAGCCAATGGGGAACTCGACAGATTTGATATCAAGCAAGCCTGACAGGCTGGAAATATCAAGCTCAGTGTCTCTGTCGGTGGTGGCGATATCGTCCTGTTGCTCTATGGGAGCGTGTAGGGAATACTCGGCGACCACTCTGTCAATGGCGCCGTCGACCTCGTCATCCGTCCAGCGGTAGTTCTGGCTGTCGGTATCCTGCAGGTCCTTACGGACGCGGGCTCTCATTTCGGTCAGGTTCATTGTTCACTCCTCACGGGATTGCCGTGTCGCTGCGCTCCTCGCAATGACAAGTAGGGGAAGGGAGGGAGGTGACGCTCCCTCCCTCATTGAAAGGAGGTAGAAAAGAAAATGCCAGGAGATTGTCACGCCCCGACAAGTCGGGGCTGGCAATGACATTCCTGCCTGGCGCGGTCATTAGTCTCTCACTCCTGTCAGCATGGCGCACTTGACGATGGAGAAGTTGGCCAGAGACACATACCACTTGACCCTGGTGCGTGAAGCGTCCTTGGTCTCCAGGGAACCGAGACGCTCTACCTGGATCATCTCGGGACTGGAGAGACCGCAGACAGCGCCCTCTCCCATCTGGAATGCGAAGATAGCCGAGCAGTCCGAAGACGAGCCAACGGTGTAGTTATCTTTGACCCAGTCGGAGATAGCCACAGGGATGCTGTTGTAATACTCAACAACCTGGCCGAGCTTGCCTTCTCCGATGAGGAGATTTGTGCCGGCAGCCCGGGCCAGGCCCATAACCTTGCGGCGGGACCGGCGGCTCATCAGAAGCAGGTCGGGCTTGCCGCCTTTTACCAGGTCAATGAGATGATCAATCTTGGTCAGAGTAAGCGCAGCACCATTGACAGCCATGCCGAGATGATTACCGGGCCGGCATGTCCAGGTGACCTGGTCATCGACCACAGTGGCGCCCTCGATGATGGGCCAGGTGGGCTCGGTAGTGGCATGAGTCTTGGTATCGCCGCCTACTGCGGTGGCCTCGTATCGAAACCCATTCTCCTTGCCGGCGGTGGGGACGACAACATCCCCGACAGTCGTAGCAGTATCGGCCACCCAGGCTGTGCCCTTCATGGTCTTATAGAGTCCATCGGGCTGGTTGGCGTCAACGGCTGAGTCACCATTCAGGAAGGTGTTCTCAAACTCGTTTCTGAGAGCCTCGGCCTTCTGTTCGATGACGGCGGCCTCCAGGTCCTGGATATTGGAACGAGTGGCCTTGAGGAAGTTATCCACATCGGCGTCTCCGCCCAGGACGCAAAGGGTGGCTGAGCACTGCTCGAAAGCCGGCTCAGAGGTCGTCCAGGTGCCGGTCACCGGGGTATACCAGCCTACGGTAGGCAAAGTCTTCTCCCGGTTATACTTCAGGCTATTACCCACGATCTGTATGAAAGGCAACTCCTGAAGGATGGGGCTGTCCTTGACGATGGTCTCGATGATTCCTTTAAGCAGGACATCAGTCGAGAGCTTACTTGCTTCTGTTAAAGATATGCTCATAGTTATTTGTTTAGCGCGAAATCGGCACGAGGCTAAAGCCTCACGCTACAACCTGGCACTACATTCCTCCTTTCTGCTGTATTCCAGCAACGATTTTCTCCCTGGGGGAAAGTCCCTCAAGAGGGATCTCCGTTCGGGGCGGTGCCCCGGCCGGTACCCTGGCTTCCTTGGCCTGCGCCTCAAGGCTGGCCTTGACGGATGCCGCAATGCTGGTAGCCTTGGACAGCGAAGTATCTATCTCCGCGATAGTATCGCCGGTAATGATGTCCTGGGGAATGGCGGAATTGGCCAGCCTGACAGCAGCCAGGTACTTGCCCACGGCCTGGTCTCTGGCTTCGGAGATTGCCGCGCCTTCGGCTCGCAATGACTCTACTACCTTCTGAGCTTCGCCTAGCGAGGCCTGGAGATTGCTTCGCTCTGCTCGCAATGCCTCGCCTTCGGCTTGCAGCTCGGCGATACGAGCATCCTTCTCGGCCAGGCTTGCCTCAGCGCTGGCCTTAGCCTGTTTCTCCTCCTCGAGCTGGGCTTTGATGGCCTCCATTTCCCCGGGAGTAGAAACACCGTTAGAGTTCGCCAGGACCTCCGGAGTTTCCCCGGGATTTTTAGTTTCTTCGATTTCTTCTGGCATAATTTTCTCCTATTCCTCTTGAGATTGCTTCGGCCTGGCCTGGCAATGACAAGGGGGTGAGCTATTTACTCAGGCACTTCCAATTCTGCGGCTGTCGCCCTCTCTCTCGCTCCGCCACGAGTGGACTGTGCCCTGAACTCCCGATTCATTTCCAGGATTTTCTTTCTCTCCTCCAACCACCTGTTGAACTCCTCGTCGGGGTCCTGGATCCCCATCTCGTCCATAGCCGTCCGCCGGCTGTGGATTCCGGCCTGGACAAGCAACTGCTCGTTCTGAGCCTGGCGGGCTATGTCCTGGGGCAATATCGGCCCCCAGATTACCCGGTGGTTTATGTGCTCGAAGCTTTCGTTCAGATATTTCTCAGCCAGCTTAAAGATGAGCTCATTTCGCCGGTGATAAGCGTTGGTGCGGATAGTCCGCTTCCTGGTGACCTTCTGAGTAAGGCTGCCCAGCTCAATCTGGAGGGCTGCTCCAGAGAGCTCTTTATCGCCGCCTCCCCAGGCGGCCCGGGGCGTCTCAGAGATATCGTGCAGAGCGCGGTAGAGCAAATCGATATAATCGACGTGGAGCCTGACTCCGCCACCCTGCAGCAAATCCAGAAGATAAGCCTTGGCGTCCTCCGGTATAGCCCACAGTGCACCTGGCTGAACCTTGATGTCTTCCGCCGATGCGATGTTTTCCAGGACGGCGATGGGATTTCCCGACAGCTCCAGGATACGGGATAGCTGGCTCAAGGCCCGGTTGAGCTCGCGCTGTGGCTGGACCAGGGACGGAATATCGGAGGTACCCCAGAACTTCTTGGGCTCACGGAGGTTGGGGAAGATAACAAATGGGATAAAACCGTAGGGGTTGGGCTTGGACTCCACAAGGTCATTATCGAGATAGAGGTCGAAGTCCTTATCCGTCCAGACTTCGGTTACCACGACTTGGTTCTTTCCCCGGGATTGCTTCGCTGCGCTGGCAACGACAGAGGGGGAAGGGCTCGCAATGATGGGAGGGGAAGCACTGGCAATAACAGGACGGGAGGAGCTTATAATGACATTGCCGTAGAGCATCCCCACTTCATCCCGGGTAAGAGTATAGCGCGAAGCTATCCTCCAGACACGAGAAGTATCGTCTCCCAGCCACCAGGCGTAAATACCGGATACATCGGGGGAGGTTATCCGGATGCGTTTCTCGTCAGTATCCCATATCACCTTATAGCAGCCGTCACCCAGGACAGCGGCATCGATCTCGGTCTCGTAATCGAGCTCCTGCAGGTTGTTTTCCTCATATACCTGACGGAGGAGCTGCTCGGCGCTGCGGGCCCTGGCCTTCAGTTCGTCGGTGTCTTCCCCGGGATAACAGGCGAAATTAAGTCCCTGCATCAAGAAGCTGGTTACTTTATCGATAGAGACCTTGGTGTAGTTGAAGACGAGCTGGCGGTGTCGTGACGCGGTTGGCCACTGGCTGCCCTGGTAGAAATCCAGGTTGGTGCGGTAAGCGGCCAGGCGCTGGGTGTCCATTCGGTTCAATTGCGATGGATTAAATTCAGTCATGCTTCAAGCCTGCTTTGGCTGCCCTCCATTACCTTCAGCCATCTCTGCACCGTTCTCGGGCTGACCTCAAATATACGGGCAATCTCCCTGACGCTTTTGCCTTCCTGCCTCAACTCCATCATCCTCTCGGCCCTCCTGCGCTTTAGAAACCTCTCCTTGCCCCAGGGCTCCTCTTTAATGCAATCGTGAAAGGGACAGTTAAGACAGGAGGGAAACAGCTCACAGCCCTTATCTTCGTAGGGAAATTCCTCGGGCAGTAAATCCCACATCAATTTACTTTCCATATATCAATCT